AATATAGTAGCTTTGCCAAATAACCGCGTTCGTGTTACACATCCAGCGTGGTTTGTAACTGGTGAGGGAGCGCCAGATTTCAAACCATCACAGCATATACATTATTCTAAATCTGATTTAGACTACACCTTAGATGTTAACAGGGTTTTCGATAACCTTTATAACGAGGAATGACATGGCAGTATCAGGCTCAACAGATTTTGAATTAGATGTTGCTGAATACATCGAAGAGGCTTTTGAGCGTTGCGGCTTAGAGGCCCGAACTGGATATGACCTGAAAACAGCTAAAAGATCGTTAAATCTTTTGTTTGCGGATTGGGCTAATCGCGGTCTTAATCAATGGACAATTAATCAAAGAACTTTCACTGTAACAAGTGGTGATGGTGAGACAAACCTTGACACTGATGTAATTGATATATTGTCATTAGTGGTTCGCAGGGACGGCACAGATTATTCGTTAAGCAGAATTAGCAGAGATGAATATCTAAGCATTCCAACAAAAACAACTACAGGCCGACCAACGCAGTTTTTCTTAGATAGGCAAATAACGCCTAATTTAAAGCTGTGGCCCCTGCCTGATAATAGCACAGATGTAATCGTCTATGATGCTTTGACGCGCATGGATGATGCCGACACTTACATAAACACGGTTGACATGCCATTTCGGTTTTATCCCTGCCTAGCTGCGGGATTGGCGTATTACATTGCTATGAAAAGAGCGCCAGAAAGGTTGCAAATACTTAAACCGATATATGATGAAGAGATTAACAGGGCTATGGATGAAGATAGGGACAGAGCTTCATTTAGAGTCGCACCAGATTTAAGGAACTATAGGTATGTCTAGGTACGCCACAGGCAAGTGGGCATATGGAATATCTGACCGTTCTGGGTTTAGATACCGCTTGCGTGACATGCGAAAAGAATGGAACGGATTATTAGTTGGCAAAGATGAATGGGAGCGCAAGCAGCCTCAACTTGAGCCTCTTAGGGTAAGGCCCGATCCACAGGCTTTACGTGATCCAAGACCGCAACAAAACGAAACAGAGATTAATTCAATACAATATGGGTTTAATCCTGTCGGTTATCGTGGCGATGCTTTAGGGTTTACAGGCAATAGACTAAAGGCTGAAGGGTCTGTAGGAGAGGTTACGGTGACAACATGAGCTACACATATACAACTCTAAAACAGGCTATAAAAGACTATACTGAAAACGACGAAACTACGTTTGTTAATAATTTGCCTGTGTTTATTCGCAACACAGAAGAACGTGTTTTAAAAAATGTGCAGTTAAGTTTGTTTCAGCGCAATGCCAGCGGAACAATGACCTCTTCTAATAAGTTTTTGTTTTGTCCTTCTGACTTTCTAGCACCGCTTTCCTTGGCTTATACTGACTCTAGCAGCAATCAGGTGTTTTTAGATTTCAAGGATTTAGACTTTATTCAGTCGTTTAACCCTAATCCTGCAACTACAGGAAGCCCAAGGTATTATAGTCAGTTTGATGTGGATAATTTTATTATTGGTCCAACGCCAAATAGCAGCTATGCTGTTGAATTACATTATTTATACAGACCAGCAAGCCTGACCATTAGTACGTTTACGTTAACAATGACCAGCGTAAGTGGCACATTTACTACTTCAGACACTATCACTGGATCGTCCAGCGCACAATCTACAACGGTTAATGCGGTGCCATCCTCTACAACGTTGACAGTAAAGATACCTGCGGGGGACTTTACGGTAGGAGAAACCTTAACAGGTAGTTCTAGCGGAGCAACGGGAACGCTGTCTTCTATCGGAACCGACACAACCGAATCATGGCTTAGTGAAAACGCAGAAGTGGCTTTGCTTTACGGAAGTTTGATGGAAGCCTACGTGTTTATGAAGGGCGAACAAGACTTGCAGGTTCTGTATGAAAAGCGTTTTGGTGAAGCGATTATGGGCCTTAAAATGCTTGGTGAGGCTAAAGAAGTTACTGATGAGTACCGTACAGGTCAGATCGTAAGGGCTAAACAATGAATAATATGTCTTTCGGAGAATTTAAAGTTGACGTTCAAACCACTAACAATCGTGGAGCAACCCCTGAAGAAGTGGCGCACCGTTGCGTAGGTAAGATCGTTGCTTTCTCTGAGGACGCGCACCCTACTTTGCGGGACCAAGCGATTGCATACCGAGATAGCATAGAGAAGCTACTGGTCATCTATATGAAACAGGCTATCCAAAGTGACAGAACTACGGTATATAATGCAATTAAAGAAGCGGGTCATCCCACGTTAGCTGAATATATAAGGAAAATGTAAATGGCATTCTCAGGAAACTTTTTGTGTACTTCGTTCAAAAAAGAACTTATGGAAGCAAAGCACAACTTCACCGCAGCGAGTGATCAATTTAAATTAGCGTTGTATGATAACAGCGCAAGTTTTACGGCTGCGACTACAGCATACACTAGCAGTAACGAAATTAGCGGCACTAACTATACGGCAAAAGGTAACTTTTTAACAAGCGTAACGCCAACTACCAGCGGTACAACGGCTCTCACAGACTTTGCTGACGAGGTGTTTTCCAACGTGACAATCTCTAGTGTAAGAGGGGCGTTGATTTATAACGAGGCTGCAACAAGTGACCCGTCCGTGTGTGTGTTAGATTTTGGAGCAGATAAGAGTGCAAGTTCTGGCGACTTTACGATTGTTTTTCCTACAGCAGATGCAAGCAATGCAATTATCAGGATAGCTTAAAATGGTAATATCTCTAGGGAATCGTGCAAAAATGTCCACCAGTACCACGGGTACTGGAACGATTACCTTGGGAAGTGCGGTTTCTGGCTACCAATCCTTTGCAAATGCTGGAATCACCAACGGTCAGACGGTGCGTTATGCCATAGAAGATGGGACTGCTTTTGAGATAGGCAGCGGTACATATACATCTAGTGGCACTACGCTTACGCGGTCTGTTACGGAAAGTTCTAACTCTGACAGTGCTATTACGCTCAGTGGCAACGCGGAAGTGTTTGTTACAGCTACTGTTGCGGATTTGTATATTAACGATGGTGCATCAACCTTGACAACCACGGGCGTTATTACGGGTGGCACGGTAGAGGCAACCAGCGATACGGCTGCGGGTGACAATGCCGCTATGGGTTATACCAGCGCAGAGGGTTTAATTCTGACGGGTCAGGGCAGTACGAATGACATAACCATTAAGAATGACGCTGACGCAGATGTTATTGAAATACCCACTGGAACCACGAATGTTACAGTAGCGGGTAACTTAGGCGTTGGCGGCACTGTTACAGCTACAGGAACTAGCGTGTTTGCTACCTTGGACATTAGCGGAGATGTTGACGTAGATGGAACATTGGAATCTGACGCTATAACATTAAACGGCACCGCAGTAACAGCTACTGCTACTTTAAGCACAGGTATTTCAAACAACAACGTGCCTAAGTTTACTAGCGGTGTTGCTGATAATGACTTCTTGCGAGTAGATGGCACGGCTATTGAGGGTAGGTCAGCTTCGGAAGTATTGTCTGACATAGGGGCAGCACCCGCAGCAGGTAGTTCAAACATTGTCACAACGGGCGCATTAAACTCAGGAAGTATTACTAGTGGTTTTGGTACTATTGACACTGGCTCTAGTAATATTACCACTACAGGGGTAGGCTCGTTTGGGTCACTAGATATTAGTGGTGCCATTGATGTAGATGGGACAACAAACCTTGATGCTGTAGATATTGATGGCGCAGTTCAACTAGATGCTACCTTAACGGTGGGTGTTGATGATACGGGATACGATGTAAAGTTTTTTGGAGATGCAGCTAGTGCGTTTATGCAGTGGGATGCAAGCGCAGACGATTTAATTCTCGGTGGCGCAGCGGGTCTTATTGTTCCAGATGGAAAATTAACTTTAGGTTCTACCGCTGTTACATCTACTGGGGCAGAACTAAACATTTTAGATGGCGTAACGTCTAATGCGACAGAAATTAATCAGTTGGATGCAATTACTCGCGGTAGCATTCTGTACGGGAATGCAAGCGGTGCAACGGCTAGACTAGCCAAAGGTAGCGCGGGTACTGTACTTACCTCGGACGGAACAGATATTTCTTACGCAGCTTTAAGTGTAGCAGTAGGGCTTGATGGCAGCGGTAATCCCACCCTAGCGGCCACGGTTACTCCC